TTATCAACCTAATTAGAGGTAAACATGAAATACATACAAGAAGAACAAAAAGAATACATTAAACAAGTAATTCAAGAAAGACATATAGCAGTAACAGAAACTGGGTGTTGGATATGGATTGCTTCTAAAGCAACAACAGGTTATGGTGATTTTAGAGCATTTGGAAAACATTATACTGCTCATACAGCATCATATATGGCATATAATGGACCTATAGAAAATAATTTACATGTAATGCACAAGTGTGACATTAAATTATGTTGTAATCCAAACCATTTAACAGTTGGTACAAATTTAGATAATATTATGGACTCTGTCCAAAAAAATAGAAGAAAAGGTATTGCTAGAAATAGACCTAAACAATTAACTTACGTTAAAACTTCTATTGAACAAAAGCAAAAAGCAATTAATTACATGAATGAACATAATCTAACATTAACTCAAGTATCTCGTATATTTAATATAGCCAGAAGCACATTGAGTGATTATTTAAAACTAGCATAATGCAAGTATTAGACATATATCTAGGATATGACGGTAAAGTAGAACCCATTGCATATTATGTTTGCATGCAAAGCATTATAGAGAAGTCAAGCATACCGGTAAGATTTACACCACTTGCTCTAAATACTCTTAAAGACTACACAGAAACGCATACAGACGGCTCTAATTCATTTATTTATTCACGTTTCTTAGTACCATACTTAAATGGTTTTAAGGGCATGGCATTGTTTTTAGATGGTGACATGATAGTAAGAGGTGATGTAGCAGAATTACTATATGAGTTTGACCCAAGCGAAGCGGTTAAGGTTGTTAAGCATAGTTATAAAACAAAGCATCTAGTTAAGTATCTAGGTGCTAAGAACGAAGACTATCCTAAAAAGAACTGGTCAAGCGTTATGTTATGGAATTGCTCACATTGGCTAAACAAAAAACTAACACCTCAGTTTATACAAGAACAAACAGGTAAATACCTACATAGGTTTGAATGGCTAAAGTATCCTGAAGAGCAAGTAGGCAAGCTAGACGAAACATGGAACTGGCTAGAAACAGAATACGAATATAATCCAGATGCCAAATTAGTGCATCACACATTAGGCACACCATGCTTTAAAGACTATCAGAATACAGACTATAGTCAAGAATGGTGGGAAACATACCAAAGAATGATATATCCTTTAAAAGGAAAGAACAGAGAAACGGAGCTGTAGCATGGCAGAGTATTTACAAGCACCGCCTAGAAGAAAGGCGTTAGGTTTACTAGCTGATGCACTTACTTCAGGACAAGAGGCTTTAAATACAGTCAATTTGCCATACGTAGGTGGATTAGGTGGTTTACTATTTGGACAAGCACCACAATACCTACAAGACGTATCTTATGGTATGCCAGCATTTAGAGGTGGTAACGTAGCCACAGGCGGTCTTGGAACATTTACACCAGATACAAGAATGCTAGACGTAGCCACTTTACCATTTGTAGGAGCAGGTGCTGCAAAAGCAGGTCAAGTAGGTGCAAAGACATTAGGTAAAGAAGTAGCAAGACAAGTAGAAACAGGTACAGGATTAATAGGTTCTAATGTAATGAACCCAAGAGCAAACATAGTTCCTGTAGATGTAGCAAAACAATTTAATATGCCTACTACACTACCTAACAAAACAGAATTTACAGAAGCAGTATCTAATACACCAGGAGCAAGCATAACTCCAGAAGGTCTATTGGTGAATGTATCTAGGTTTCAAAAGCCAGAACAAGAATTAGCAGAGTCAGTTAGAACAGGCGTATTTTATTTACCAACAGGCTCTCAACAAGCTAAATACTATAAAGGCAAAGGTTCTAGTGGTGGTTCTTATGGTGGCACTCAAGAAGTTGTTGGTGATACACTATATAAAAACCCACTATTTGCAAAAGGCGGGACAGGTGGTAAAGCTCCTGAAGAAGCATACAAACAATTAGTAGGTAAAGAACAATTTAATACTATGCAAAAAGACTTAATGTCTACTCTACAAGGTAGAGATAGAGGTTCTGAAGCATATATGTTTTTAGAAAAATATGCACCTGATATAGCAGATAATGCTTGGAATATTGCTGAAAACTCTAAACAAGGTAACCAATTTAGATACGCATTACAAGAAGCTGTATTTGCTAACGAAGCAAGAAACAGAGGATATGACTCTATAGTTGGATATAGTAAAGGTAGAAAAGATAAAGGTAATTTCTTATCAGAGATATTTGATGTAAGAGAAAACTTATACCCTAGTCCAAGTGGTGAGTATGGTTTAACAAGTGAATTTGAAGGATTATTAAGTAAATAAACATAGAGGGCAACCAACCTAAGGGAGTTGCAAAACAATGGAAAACAATGAAAACTTTGAAAAAGTAGAAGATTTATCAAAAACAGATAATCGTGGTGGTAAAAGAGAAGGCTCAGGTAGAAAAGCTGGAGTTCCTAACAAGTTATCATCTACAGTAAAAGAAAACGTCATAGCTGTATTTGATGGCATAGGTGGTGTAGAACACATGAAGCAATGGGCTATAGATAACCCTAATAACTTCTATAACATATACGCTAAGATACTACCTACACAAACTGAATTAAGTGGACCAGATGGTTCAGAACTACCATTAGGAATTGGAATTACTTTTGTCAAGCCAGACGATAGCCCAGTTTCCGAGTAAGTTCCAGTTTTTATTTGAGCCATGTAGATATAAAGTGGCTTATGGTGGAAGAGGGTCTGGGAAGTCACACTCTATGGCAAGGGCATTGCTTATAACAGCAGCTAATGAACCATTGCGTGTTTTATGTACGAGAGAAGTACAGCGTAGTATTAAAAACTCAGTTCACCAACTTTTGTCAGACTCTATACAAGCATTAGGTTTAGGTCAGTTTTATGAAGTACTAGAGTCAGAGATACGTGGTCTTAACGGTAGTCTATTTGTATTTACAGGTTTAGCTACTAACACAGCAGAGTCGATAAAGAGCTATGAGGGCATAGATAGGGTCTGGTGTGAAGAGGCACAGACAATTAGCAAGAAGTCATGGGATATATTAATCCCTACTATACGTAAACCAGACTCAGAGATATGGGTATCATTTAACCCTAACATAGATACAGACGATACATATACTAGGTTTGTGGTTAATCCACCAGAGAACGCTAAGGTTGTTAAAGTAAACTATACTGACAATCCTTGGTTTCCAGAAGTACTAGAGATAGAACGCCAACACAGCGAAAAGACTAACCCTGACTATGCAAACATATGGGAAGGTGATTGTAAAGCTGCTGTAGATGGTGCTATCTATGCTAACGAGATAAGAGATGCACAAGAGAATGGTCGTATAACGACTGTGCCTTATGACCCAATGCTAAAGGTTCATGTAGTGTTTGACTTAGGCTTTAATGACTCTATGTCTATTGTCTTATGTCAACGAGGTGTATCAGATATTCGTATCATTGGATACATAGAGGATAATCACAGAACACTAGACAGCTTCTCATCTGAACTTAGAAACCTTAATTACAATTGGGGTAAGATGTTCCTACCACATGATGGTAAGACAAAGGATTACAAGTACGGATTATCAGCAGAAGATATAATGAGAAAGCAAGGTTGGGATGTACGCATTGTCCCAATAGCAAGTATAGAATCAGGTATTAAACTAGCAAGGATGCACTTCCATAAGTGTTACTTTGATAAGAGTGCAAGTAGATTGCTAGAGTGTTTAAAGAATTATAAGCGTTCAATCAACTCAGCTACAAACGAACCAGGTGCACCATTACATGACGAATACTCTCATGGTGCTGACGCATTTAGATATATGGCTACATCTGTAGACCAAATGAAGAATGAATCTTGGGGTGGCGAGAAGATACAATATGCGAACCGGGGTATAGTATAAAATGACTAAACAATGCAAAATATGTAAAGAAACATTAGACTTATCTTTATTCCATAAACATATTGGTAATTCAGATGGTTTACAGGGTAAATGTAAGTCATGTCATTCTGCTATGGGGAAAAGAAATTATCTAAATGCTAGAGATGATAGACTAGCTAAAATGGCTCAATATAAAGTTAATAACAGAGAAGCTATATTAAAAGGTAAGAAAAGATACCGTGAACAAAATATAGATAAATGCAGAGAAATGAATAAAGCATGGTATGCAAATAATAAAGATGTAGTTAATAAACTCAGTAAAAAATGGCGTCAAAATAACAAGCATAAAGTAGCATCTATAACAAGAATATTTCAAGCTAAAAGAAGGCAAGCTATGCCAAAATGGCTTACAAAAGATGACAAGTGGCTCATTGAACAAGCATACGAATTATCTGCATTAAGAACTAAAATATTTGGTTTTAAATGGCACGTTGACCATATTATTCCACTTAACAATAAATTAGTATGTGGTTTACATGTAATTGAAAACTTACAAGTTATACCAGCATCTGAGAATTTCTCTAAAAGCAATAAATTTAGTATAGGAATTATTTAATGAAGATACAAGATATGGAAATCATTGCACAGATAGAGCAACAGGAATCTATTGCCTATGGTGTAAATGACTCATCATTGTCGGATGACAGAGCACAAGCGATTGAATATTACCTAGGTGAAAAGTTTGGTAACGAAGAAGAAGGTCGTTCACAAGTTGTATCTTATGACGTTCAGGATACTATAGAATCGGCGCTGCCTCAGCTTTTAAAAGTCTTTGTAGCTGGTGACAAGGTTGTTCAGTTCAACCCTAAAGGTCCAGAAGACCAAGATGCAGCAGACCAAGAAACAGATTACATTAACCATATCGTTATGGAAAAGAACGAAGGGTTTAAAGTATTCTATGTATGGTTTAAAGACGCATTACTATCTAAGAATGGATATGTAAAAGTCTATTCTGAAGAAGAGAACGAAACAGAAGAATACGATTACAAAGGTCTTACAGATGCACAACTACAAATGTTGGCATCAGAAGATACTACAGAAGTATTAGAACACACAGCTTATCCTGACCCAACTGTCAACATGGATGCACTTATCCAACAAGCTATGGCTACCGGACAAGACCCATCTTTAATCATGCAACCTATGTTACATGACGTTAAGCTCAAGGTTACAGAAAGCAAGACTGAAATCTACATTGATAACGTAGCACCTGAAAACATTATGGTATCTGTAGAAGTATCAGGTCCTAATCTACAAGACGCTACTTTTGTTCAGCATAGAGAAGTCATGCAGTTAGCTAGTATTGCTGAAGCATTTGACAAGCCACTAGAATACATTAAGTCAATTATGTCAGACGTAAGAGATACGTTTGAAGAAGAGTCTAATGCTCGTGATATTTATGATGAAGAATACGATAGAGCTATTGCTCCAGAAGAAGGTTTAGTTAAAGACACATACATTAAGTTAGATGGTGAAAGATATAGAGTCGTTGTATTAGGCAACACTATTCTTTACAAAGAGAAATGCGAATATGTTCCTTTCGCATGTATCACACCAATGATAATGCCACATAGACATATTGGTCGTTCTTATGCTGACTTGACTATGGACATTCAGCTTATTAAGTCTACACTTATTCGTGGTCAGTTAGATAATATGTATCTAGCTAACAATGGTCGTTATGCTATTAGCGACAGAGTAAACCTAGACGATATGTTGACATCACGTCCAGGTGGTATTGTTCGTGTAGAAGGTGACCCAGGTTCAGGCATTATGCCTTTATCACATCCACCACTACCAGCATCATCATTCGGTATGGTTGAATACATGGACTCTATGAAAGAGAAGAGAACAGGTATCACAGCTTACAATCAAGGCTTAGATTCTAATAGCCTTAACAAGACTGCTACCGGTGTAGCACAGATTATGAACGCTGCTCAACAACGTATTGAGCTAGTCGCTAGAACATTCGCAGAAACAGGTGTAAAAGAACTATTCATGTTAGTGCATCACTTAGTAAGAACAACACTTACTAAACCTGACATTGTTCGTATGCGTAACAAGTGGGTAGAAGTAGACCCTAGAGAATGGAAAGCTCGTAAAGACTTATCTATCTCTGTAGGCTTAGGTGCTGGTAATAAAGACCAACAACTTACACATCTTATGTCTATCTTACAAATGCAAAAAGAAGCTATCCAAATTGGTATTACTAATCCAGAGAAGATATACAATGCGTTGGCTAAACTTACACAGAACGCAGGCTTTAAGAATCCTGAAGAGTTCTGGGTTAATCCAGCTAACAGTCCACCACCACAGCCACAAGGTCCATCTATAGAAGAACAAGCTATTCAAGCTCAAAAAGAAATTGATGCTATGAAAGTTCAAGGCGAAAATGCTCGTAAGGCTGCTGAGCTAGAAGAACGTCAACGTAAAGATGCTGCTGACTATGACATGAAACAACGTCAACTAGCGTTTGATGAGTGGAAAGCTAAACTAGAAAACGATACTAAAATTATGATAGCTGAGTTACAAGCTAACAAAGATATCAAGACTACATCTATGAACATTAAAGGTGCTAATGCTGACACATTCACAGAGTTTGATGAATATGGTTCAGAGCAACCTAATAATGCGTTAGCAGGGCTTGTAGATGCTATAAACGCTAATATGGCTAGGTTAGTAGAACAACAAACGCTTAACCATCAACAAACCATAGAGACGTTAAACAGACCTAAACAAATCATTCGTAGTGCTGATGGTAAAGCACAAGGTGTTGTATGACCGTAATAGTTAAGCATAATAAAACTAATACCATTACTGACTGGACACAAGCCCAGTTAGATGAGCAGATAGCCTTAGGTAACTTTGCACCAGGCACAACTCTAGCTAACATAGTTTTACCTAGCGACTGGAACAATGACCATACACTCACAGGTCTAGGCACAATGGCAGAGCAAGATGCAACTGCTGTAGCTATCACAGGTGGCACTATAAACAACACCACTATAGGTGCTACTACAGCTACTACAGGTAAGTTTACATCTGTCACCACACCATCAGTCACAGCAACAACTACTAATTTAAATTTATACCCTGCATCAACAGGTAATGTAATTGTTAATCAATCTTCAGGCGGTGCATTTGGATTAACTCTTGCACAAGATATTAGCACACCACAAAATAGTGCTAGATTATTTTTTGATTCAAATGTCAATGTTGCAAGTATAAGAAACAATGCTGGTGGTGGATTAGCTATTTCAACTGGAGCTACTATTGGAAGCACATCAGGTGCAATTCAATTTCTTGTATCTCCTACCACTTCTGCTGTAAACTATGTTCAAGCAACAGGTGGTGCTACAGGTAATCGCCCTACAATATCTGCACAAGGTTCTGATAACCCAATCTCATTAGATATCAATGCTAAAGGTTCAGCAGGCACAGTTAGAATTGGAAATGCTTTATCAACAGCATTTGGTATATTTCAAGGTGTATCAGGTCAAACTGTAGTTAATTACCCTACATTTATAGCAGGTCAAACTACAAACGCTATACAAACTCAAGCGACAGGCACAGACACCAACATCTCTATGGCTTTCCAACCTAAAGGCACAGGTGCTATAGACCTAGCCGCAGGTAGTAGTGGTGTAAATATAAGTAATGGTGGAACAGTAACAGCTATTACTAGGACAGGTAATGGAACAGGATATACTTCATTCCCAAGTGTTGCTATAACAGCACCAACCACAGCAGGCGGTGTTCAAGCAGTAGCATCTTTAACTAATATGCAATCTATCGGTGCATCTATAAGTGCAGGTGGCACAGGTTACGCAGTTGGTAATGTGATTACAATTTCAGGTGGAACTCCTGTTACAGTTGCGGCAACATTTACAGTATCAGCAGTATCAAGTGGTGTAGTAACAGCAGTAACAGCATTAAACTTTGCACCATATACTGTATTGCCTACTGCACCTGTATCAACAACAGGCGGTGCAGGAACAGGATTAACCCTTACAAACTTAACATGGGCTATTGGCTCATCTTTCACCATATCTAACGCAGGTTCAGGCTACATAGAACAACCTACAATCACCTTTAGTGGTGGTGGTGGTAGTGGTGCGGCTGCTTATGCTACTGTGGGTAGTGCTACTATATTCCGTTCATTAGCAGGTAATGGTAGTTCAGCACAATCTCTATCATTCCATTCATCATCAGGTGAATCTTTAAGGGTTACGACATCTACTACAAGTGGAACATCTGCTAACTTTATACAAGTAGCAGGCGGTGCTACAGGTAATGGACCAAGACTAACATCTACAGGTTCAGATACAGATGTCTTTATGGGTCTTGTTACAAAAGGTGCAGGTGCATTTCAGTTCTTAACTAATTCAGGTAACGAACAAATGCGTGTATCCCACACAGCTTCAGCAGTTAATTATGTGCAGGTGACGGGTGCGGCTACAGCAGGTAGACCTACTATATCATCACAAGGTTCAGACACTAACATAGACCTAAACCTAACACCTAAAGGAACAGGTAAAGTTAATGCAACTAATACAACAAGCTCTATTGTTCAATCTTCAGGTAGTAGTGGTTATGGTTCATTTTTAGCATCATCATCTACAGGCAACTCTGCATTTTATTTTGGGTATATCAATAATGCTGAAGTAGGTCGTATCTCAATGACAACATCTAGTAATATGTCATTTGGAACTAGCTCATCAGCATTAGAACAACTTAGGGTAGCTAACACAGCAAGTGCTGTAAACTTTGTGCAGGTGACGGGCAGTGCTACAGGTAGTAATCCAACTATATCATCACAAGGCACAGACACTAACATTGATTTAGCACTAACACCTAAAGGTACAGGATTAATAAGATTTGGAACTTATGTAGCAGGTGCATTATTAGCAACAGGGTATATAAATATAAAAGCAGCAGATGGCACTACTTATAAAGTGCTAGTATCAACTTAACTTTAACAAGGAAAACAACATGGCATTATTAAAAGCAATAGATACTGACTACGGAATCCAAGCTCACTACTGGAACATAGGTGCAGTTCAAGAGGACTTTAAAGGTAAAGGCACAGAAGTAACATTCTATGGCTACGCTTCTAAAGAAGCTCGTGATGCAGGTAAACAACCTTTATCAGCAGGCAAAGTTCAAATCGCAGGTGATGAATATGTAGCAGGTGCAGACCGTTCTGCTCTATACGCTATTATTAAACTTAAGCCTGAATTTGAAGGTGCAGTAGACGCTTAATGTATTCATCTGCTTTTCAAAGTAACGCTTTCCAAAGCAATGCGTTTCAAATACTTCAAAATGTTTTAGAAATAATTGAAGGTGGAATACCAGGTAAGCGTAAAAAGAAAAAGCCAGTAACAAAGGCAAAACAAAGACGTTTCTTTATAGAACGTAAAGGCGAGATACTTGTATTCGCTAATGCTGAACAAGCTCAAGTATGGACTGCAGCACAGCAACAGTTATCTAAGTCTGTTAAGAAACGCAAACGAATAACACTTCCTATTGCAGAACCATTAGAGAAGTTAGACATATCACAGATTAAAGATGTAGCAGAGAAGTATGGTAAGACTACATCAGTTAATAAGTTATTAGAGTCACATAACTATGCTAAAATAGTCACTATGTATGAAACAATCATACAACAGGACTTCTACATAGAATCTTTAAGACGTAGGATTGAAGACCAAGATGAAGAAGATATAGCAATGTTACTCATGGCACTATAAGGATATATATGGCTAAAGAATTAGAAGAGATTAAGTTAGGTGAACAAGCAGCACAGATATTAGAGAACCCTGTCTATATAGACGCTATTGCTAAGGTACGTGAAAACATTGTATCTAGCATGACTGCAAGCCCATTGGGTGATGAGAAGACCCATAACAGATTAGTAATCGCATTACAGCTACTAAACCAAATTAACAAACAACTTACTGACGTTATGCAAACAGGTAAGTTAGCAGCTATCCAAACGGATAAGCCTAAGTTTAAGATATTTGGGTAAGGACAAGCCCACTTAAGGGACTCTTCGGAGTCCTTTTTTATTGTCTAATTTTAAGGAAATAAACTATGAGTGACCAAGTCGCAGAACAGTCACCACACAGCCGATTAGAGGCTATGCTAGGTGATAGTGTTGAATCAGATGTTAAACCACCTGAACTTCAAGACGAAGAAGAACAAACACCACTAGAGGCTGAAGCAGAACCTTCTGAAAATGAAGAAGAAGCTACAGAAGAATCTCCAGATGACCAAGCTGAAGAAGAGGAACAGTCGGAAGATGAAGTTCCTGCTATTCTCAAGCTAAAGGTTAATGGCGAAGAAGTTGAAAAGCCACTAGACGAAGTCGTAGCATTAGCACAACAAGGCTTAGACTACACACAAAAGACACAGCAAGTAGCAGAACAACGTAAAGAGTTAGAAGACTATGCTAAAGGCATACAAGCCCAAGAAGCTATCTTCAGACAAGAAGTTGAATTGCAAAATGTGTTGATTAATGAAGTCGCACAAATAACATCATTAGACCAAAAGTTAGCTGCTTACCAAAATGTAAACTGGCAACAACTTTCTGATAATGATTTTGTAGAAGCACAAAAGTTATTTTTTACCTACAACCAGTTACAGCAAGACCGTAACCAACTTGTTTCACAGTTTGAAGCCAAAAAGCAGGAAGTCGCTCACAAGCAAACGCAATTGTTATCTGAGAAGATAGCTAAAGGAAAAGAAATTCTAGCAAAAGAGATACCAAATTGGAGTCCTGAGACTAACCAAGCATTGTTATCTACTGGCAAGGATTATGGTTTTTCTGACGCAGAACTCAATTCAATTGTTGACCCTCGTCACGTAAAGGTATTGCATGACGCTATGCAATGGCGCAAATTACAAAAGAACTCAACGGTAAAGAATAAGATTTCCAATGCAAAACCAGTCGTGAAACCTGGAGCAAAGGACAGTAAATCCGAGGCTAACTCTAACCACCGTAACCTACGTGAGCAATTACGTAAGACAGGTAAGTCAGACGCAGCTACAAAACTTATAGAAAACATGCTTTAATTTAAAAGGAAACCATAATCATGGCAGTATCAGCAACCAATAGTTATACCGGTAAAGGTATAGCAGAATCATTTGAAGATATCATCTTTGATATTTCTCCAGAAGACACACCTTTGCTTTCAATGGCAAAGAGGATGTCGGCTGGACAGACATACCATTAACCCTATGGTGGTATTAAAATCTTTTCTAATTGACTTGAACATCCTTACGAGGACAACAAGGGGGAAGTGAAAACACCCTGAGAGACTAAACGAAAAGACTCCGAAAGGAGATGCGATAGTCCGACCCCAAGCTATAAAATGAAACTTGGGAGTGTAGCAGAAATGACTACACCACCTTGAAAAAGGTCAAATCTATTTATCTGTGTAGATAGTAACAGAAAGCAATGGCAAACAGACGCATTAGCAGCAGCAGCTACTAACGCAGCAGTTGAAGGTGATGACGCTTCTTTCTCAACATTAGCAGCAACAACAGTATTAGGTAACTATACTCAAATCTCACGCAAAACAGTTCAAATTTCAAACACATATGACGTAGTACGTAAGTATGGTCGTAAGTCTGAAGTTGCTTACCAACTTATGAAAGCTGGTAAAGAAATGAAACGTGACA